CAAATCTTGGATTTGTGGTTCCAATACCAACATTCCTTAATGTGTTAATACCTACGGATGTAGTGCTCCAAACAGGCGCAGATAGGGTTGTAGTGCTCCCCGCCCCTAGATAGGTGTAAACCTCAAGAAAGTTGTCATTAATAACACCACCAGCTGCTCGCAGAGTATCACCTGTGCCATCATTAGCTGCTGATCCAGTATTTATTGCTACTCTTGCCATTTTGTTTATCGTTTATTGGTATTTATGCTAGAGGTAATTATTTGACTTTAGTGGAGATACCCTACTTATTACAGCAGAAGTTGTTATTCCACCAATTCCATTTAATCCATAGAAATTAAAGGTTTGAGAACTTGATCGACTCCCAAGATCTATTTTACCCCAACTAAAATTACCAAATGAATTGAATGTAGTGATAATTCCAGTATAAGATCCACCTCCTCCTCCAGCAAAATCCATGGTAAATGCTGTTGAATCAAATGTAGTGGTAGTAGATGAAAATAACATAGTTCCTACACCAGAAAAAGATATTGGCGCATAAATTCTTCTCACATATGTTGTTCCAATACCAATAACTTCAGATAGAACTGTAAATGCAGAATCAACTTGATAAACATTATCAATAAACTGAGTTCCGACCCCAATCGTAGTGCTGTCAAGTGCTCTCAATGAAGTTATAGAAGTAGTTGCAGATCCTATATTAGAATTTGAAATAGTGAAGTAATCTCCAGAATCAATAGAACTAACAGTGACAGCAGCGGAAACAATTGAGGTATCTCTTAAGAAAGAATTTGATGGGATGTAAAAATCAAATATAAACTGATTTTCACCTCCTACAGTTGTTGTTCCAAATCCAACAACCGAACCAAAATCACCATAATATGATTGTGATGTATTAATTTCATAAATTATTTCTGGAATTTCAATAAGAACTTGCGGTGGATTTGTTGATGTGTATCCAAGTCCTGAATTAATTATAGATATTGTAGAAACAGTGCCTCCAATTGAAATAGTAGAAGACGCACTGGCTCTCATTGTAGTTCCAAATCCAATTGGATTTCCAATAGTAACCGTTGGGGAAGTTGAATATCCAACTCCGCCATTACTAATAATAATAGACGATATTGTCCCAGCTGCAGATACAACAGCACTAGCAGCCGCTCCAACCATATTGTCTTGAGATACTAAGATAATTCTTTGTCTGTTTATTGTAGTTTGATTTTCTTTTACAGAATTAAAGAAAGTTTTAACGCTTTCAACATATGCTATGGTATGTGCGGTGCCAACCGATTGAATTATATTTGTTGTAGGGTTAATAAGTGCTTGATTAAGAACTCTACTTTTGCTTACAATTTGACCGTTAATGATTTTATCCGTGGTTTGTTTACACCATTCAACGACTCTCTCGTTTGCTGGATTTGAATCAATACCTCCACCATTATATGGATTTGTTTCGACTGTGCTTGAAGAAATAACATCAGTGACTAATCTTTTTTCTTGATCTTTTATTGTTAAAGTATCTCCAGTCTTAACAGTTTCTAAAATATCACGGAAAATTACATCAACATCTCCACTTCCTTTGTAGAAAAGGATTTTACATTTATCGCCAATAACAGACCCATCTGGTGATGTTGCTCTAGGTGGTTCTGCAAAAGTAATTACACTTCCACCAATAAAGGTATATGCTTCGCCTGGAACCTGCAGAACATCATTTAAAAACACCAGTAAAGTTGCTTGAACATCTATATTCGAACCCTTTGCTGCTCTTATGGTGACTGGAGAAGAGTTTACTGAAATATTAAATGATTTTCTGACACCATCAAATTGATTTTCAATTTTATCTAAAACTTCAAATTGACCTAAATGCCATCCGGCAAATTTATCTGAGATTGTTTTATCGATTGTAATTTGAAATTCTTTAAATGATTTTGTTATATCAGTGGGTATTCCCGTTGAACCTCCAGTAGCGATAGTTAGTATTTGTTGTTGTCCATAATTATAACCAAAGTTTTTAATTTCAAAATCAATTACACTAGACCCTTGACCAACAACAATATCAATCGTCGCTCTAGTTCCAAATCCAGTGGGTGACGAAGAACTATAGATTAGAGGTATATCTGAGTAAGTCAGAGGACTGTCAAAGATAACTAATGGTGGATTTGTGGATGTATATCCGGTTCCAGGATTTGTGACCGCAACACTTACAATACGCCCGCCACTTACTGCAGCTGTGCCGATAAATTGTATACTCGGAACATCAGTTGCTGCAGTTGTGACACCGACTCTTACTATTGTTTGAATTCCAACTCTATATCCAGAACCACTATTACCAATACTAATGGATGATATTGTACCAGCAACTGAGACTATCGCAGTTCCCCCTGCAGAAACAAGAGGTTGATAACCAAATCCCTCTGTGGAACCAACAGAAACAATTACACCCCCAATCGGTATACTTGCATTATTGGGATCATAAGTAACAGAAGTTGCAGATCCTGCAAATGTAATACTACTAATACCAGAAGATCCTTCATTTAAAGAATAATCTTGTGCTATTGGGAGTTGTCCAGTTGGACCCTGGAAAATTCCATTTATAAGAACCACAGCGTTATTTGTGGAAAACCCTGCTACATTTTGTTTGTCAACTTTCAGAGTAAATGTTTTACTCGTTGCATTGAAACTTTCAGAGATATCATCAAAAACATAGTTGGTATTATATGAATCAGAGATACTATTTTCTACACCAGATCTTAAGAAAGATCTTCCTTGAAATTTTGAAAAAGTGGTTATACCTGTCCAATCTCTTTCATCTGGAGGATTTGTAGAACTTCCTATCGGTACGGGACCTTGAGGTGCAGTTATAAAATTAATTGTGCTGTCAATAATATTATAATCGCCTTGAACTTTTGTTACTACAGAGTGCTCTGAATGTGTTGACAAACCTGTTCCCATCCAAGTGCGGTCAACAAGAATATGATTAGTGCTTCCCAACCCTACTGTATTAATTTTCATAATCTCATTATTAATTCGAATAAGATCACCACCAGAGAATGAAGTAATGCCCGTAAATTTAATTACATTATCAGTAAGACCTATATGAGTTGTAAGTCCTGTTGTAACTGATGTAGAAACGATTGGTGATTGAATAAAATTGTCAATCGCAATAATACACTTGGAATTTTGTTTTTTAGATGTAAATGTATGATAAGTCCCAATACCAACGCTGGTTAAATCTAAAACATTTGGATTTGTTTTAAGTGCGTCCTCTGCTGATCTTGCTAATTTTACCTTTTGCTCATTGATTTTAACAATATAAATTGAAGATGGTAAAATACTTGTTGTACCTATACCCGCAAAAGTAGTAGTAGCAATTCCTATTGGACTTGCACTTGCACTATATGAATAAACAACTTCTTCTCCAGTTACAAAGAAATGTTCAGGAATTATTATTGTATCTTCAGTTAAATTTACAACACTTGAACTTTCTCCATTAAAGGTTTTAAGGAATATAGGTCTTTGTTTGTGATTTAATTCAAATGCTCTTCTTACATCAACCTCTGTACCTTGATAAAATCCATATCCAGCTTCAATAGTAGCATTATTTAAATCAATCAATGTAGAGGCAATACTTTCAATATCTACTAATTGAATGCTTGTTTGAAAAACACGAACTTGTGCATTAATATTGGGGACAGGTGTATAATAAAGATTTGTGTGAGTGGAAGAAACGGCAGCACCAACTGTTCCTAATCCAGAGTGTGTTGCAATATTTCCATATTCAGTTATATATGCTGATGAACTGTCATTCAATACGATTACTTCTGACATTTCATAACGATTGTTAGTTATATCTTCAACGCTTATGATATAATAAGCACATTTGTGATCGTTGGGAGTTGAATTACTGTAACTGGCAATTATATTTTCAGTTGGTGACGTTGATGATGCGATGGATGTGTAAGAAGAATTTATAAAAGCAATATTTTCTGAGTCATATCCAAGATATTGTGTGCCAATTCCCGTAGATAAAGTGCTCGCTATGGAAACTGTAACTGCATTTATGGTAGCGGCAATTCCAACATTTGGAATAAAGTCAATTTTTACATTTCCTCCAGAAATGTAAGCATTATACGTACCCAATCCAGAACTTGAATATGAAGTTAATGAGTGATTTGATAATTGGCCATATTCTAAAACATCTACATTTGTTCCATCATGAATGATATTTAATTCATCAACTTCATATTGTCCAGTGGTGCTTCTTATCTCCAATAAAACTTTAGAAGTTCGATATGTAGATCCAAAAGAAACTATACTTGTAGTGGTTCCCAAAGACACAGTTGATTGTGATGATTTAATATTAATAATATCACCTAAATTAGTTGATCCAATTCCAGTTACTGAGTTGTTGATGTCAAAACTAGCAAAACTTAAATTATAATCATTAACAGAATACTTTGTTGGATAGAAAAGGAGTTGTCCTTGAGAACCAGAAATATTAAAATCAAAACTTCCAAGATCAAGTTGACTTTCTACTCTACCATATTGGTTTAGGAATGAGTTTACTCCATCTTGAAGTAGAGAAACTATTAGAAACTGCGCCTCTCCAGTGTATCTCTTATCCCTGATATAAGTAAAATACTTTTTGCTTCTATGACTTATATCAAATATGTCGATAACAGAATATTTTGACGGTCTTGGATTGCTATTAAATTGGGTACTAATATCATCAATTATTAACACTCTATTCCCAAATGATTCAAAATAATCAGTTAAAACTCTTGATGAAAAATAAATTTCATCAGAGATACTAGTGCCACCAGAATTTAGAGAATTCTCTGTAACTAAATCAAAATCTGAATAGCAATTCGTATCTGATTCTCCATAGATATCAACAACAATATCAATATTTCCACCTCTGTAATCTGAACTAACACCTTTGAAACTAATATCGTTTGATTCAATAATTAAATCACTGAATTTTAAGAATCCTGCAGTATGATTAAGAGAACTTACAGAATCTTCCCAAGTTTCAAAGGGCACTTTTGATTTTAATGAATATGAAAAATTTTGATAATAATTATTATCAGAAATTCTTTCAGAATTATAATTTAAGAATCCAGTTTCTCTATTCCATCCTTTTTTAACAATAGAGTTTGATCCAATTTCAATCTCAGCATTAAAATCAATTTTTGACTTGATTGCACCTCTGGTTCTTGAGGTCTGTCCAACTAAAACTTCTCCAACTTTAAAATCTCTTGTAGTTGAAACTTTTAGAAGTTCAATTTCATTATTCCAACTTTCAACTTGACCTGTTTTTTCTTCAAAAGAAACTGTTTCGCCAAGAATAAAATTATTTTTCTTGAGTTTAATATCAAAAATAGGAAAATCTTTTTCCGCGATTATTCTTCCAGATGATCTTAAAGAGTCATAGTTCCCTGGTATTGTCCCCTCTCTTAAAAATCCATCAAGACTATAGGTAACAACACCAACACTTCCACCAAGAGCACTAGTGCCTGCAGGAACCTTGGTCAATGTGAATAAAGAATAACCATAATCTGCGGAATTATATCCAATGCCAGTTGTAGCAATGCCAACACTGATATTCTCGATAAGAACTTTATCACCCACAGAGAATGGGAATGAATCGCTAAATCCAGTGTTTAAACCTACACTAACTTCCTTTGTAGTATTATTGTATGAAATATTATTAATACCTATTCCATTTTGGTTATTTGTTGGAATAATTTTTGGTGTTGTGTCATAAATTCCAAAAGTATTTTTTAAGATCTTTACTTTTGTTTCTCCAATGGTATAAGATAGATCAACATCATCAACAACTTTTTTGGTATATCCATCAATAACGATCAATTTAGGTGATATTGTATAATTTTTACCAGCAGATGTAACGCCAATCTCATTGAATGATGACAGTGATTCCATCAATAATATCTCTGGCAAATTGCATATAGGTCTTAAAGTTTTATCAGTTGGGAAGTCAAATCCAATATCATTAATTTGATTAGATACAATTTTACCTATTGACTTGCTAGATGGTTCAAGTATTGATCCTGATCCATTTGCTGAGGTTATGGTGGATACTGATACTACATTCTGATATTCGTTTCCAGTATATGTTATAGAAATACTTGATATTCCGCCATTTGCCGAAGCAGAATTAGTTGTATAAACAATTTTAGATTCATCAGAACTGTATTGTAATTTTTCTGGAGTAGATCGTAAATTATATGTAAATGTTGAAGTTGTACCAATTCCAGTGACATTAAATGATCCATTATATAAACTATTTGAAATTTCAATTTGATTTGAATTTTCAACCTCAGTGTCAATGTAGATTTCTTTTTTAATCTGGGATACGAATTGAGAATTGATTGGAGAGAATTTATAATATAGTTTTTCTGGTAAAGAATCAGTTACTTTTAAAAATAGAGCAGCACCTGTTGTTATTCCTATCTGTCCTATCTTTGATACTTCAAAAGAACCAGCTGTTTCTGAAGAATCAAAAGAATTTTTAAATTCAGAATCTGAATATAGATCTAAATTAAAGGCAGAATATAGTGTAGATCCACTTAAATTAGATAAAGATGAATCGGATAAGTCAAATCTAAGTGTATTATTTCTATATGCTTTGATTAGAGGATTAATTTGAGATAAAGTTCCAGAAGAAGATGAGGATATATCAATTACTTCTGGATTAAATTGTAAGGTTTGATATTTGTTAGCGCATAACTTAACTTTGTCTTTTGTATGACGGAATACATAGTAAATTTTTTCATCTGTAAGACCAGCAGAAGGTGCTGCTGAGGTGTATATTACTTTATCTCCATTAACAAATCCATGATCAGCAATTGTTATTGTATTATTTACAATATCTACGTCTGCCGAAACAAATGATTTTGGATTAAATACAATTCTTCTGTTATAGTCATCATATTTTACCACAACAGATGTGGTAATTCCAGAATTTACGTGAACCTTAACAATATCATTCAAACTTAATCCGTGAGTTGTTGCGGTGGCAACAGTGACTATATTTTTACTTGCTTCAGCGGTGACAACATTTTGTTTTACAGTTCTAAAACTATGATAAACTTCTGTTCCAATTCCAGTAAAATAAAGAATACCAGTGCTCGAAGTTGTGCTCGCAATACCAACAAAAGTTCCAGTAGATCCCAAACCAACTTTATATGTTGATATTCCAATAAGATCATTTGATATTTTTCCAACATAAACAGTAGAAAATTCTGATAGAGCAAACCCACTGATTCCATCCGTAGAAACTACAATAGAACTTCCTCCGTTATTGTGATAAGTTAATATGTCACTAGTGTTCAGATTATGATTTGGAATATAAATTGATTGTGTTGGTATAAAAATCTGAGTGATTCCAGCACCTGGATTTGAAAAGAATATTGTTGTCCCTATTCCCACTCCGCTTAATGTCCCTAATCCTATGGATTCTTTAGGATTAAAATAAATTTCTTTGTTAATTTTGAAAGTTACTTTATTTTCTGGAAGTGACTTAAAAGTAAACTTTCTTGTATTTTCGTGTAAAACTGTAGACGCAGTATGAGCTGCCGAAACAGTATTTTCATGTTCTCTGAGAACTTTTATTCTTGAGTTTAATAAGTCTACTTGTAAAACTTTTACTCTTTCTGAATCTAGAGAGATAATGTCATTTTCTCTTAGTAAAAGATTACCAGATACGTTAAAGTAAGTTACTATTCCAGTGACTCCACCTGTTCCAACTCCAGTATTAAGAATTAATCTTTCTGTCCTCACGCCAATATTAAAACTAGACTGTAAATGATTGACTGACGTATTGAATCCTGATAGTGAGATCAAATCATTATTTAAAAAATTGTGAGGAGCAGTTGCAAATGCAACATAATTGTTATTTGAATCAAATGGCAAAATCTCTAATTGAGATACTGTTGTGGTAGCTACACTAATATTTGTTACAATTTTACCCAAAACTTCAGTTACTTTTGCTTTTGCTTTTTGTACATATTGAGGATTATTAAATGCTATTAAGTCATTTACTTTATATCCAACTCCTCCAGTTACAATTCCAATATTATCAATCCCTCCTCTAGAAGTTTCATTAATGTTTATTGTTTGTGCTTTTATCTTATTGGGTTGGAATAAAAAGTCATAATAGGATGCAGATTCAGTTAGGCTATATGGAGTTGTGTTTCTAAACCAAGATGATGAATTTAAATCATAAGAAATTTGATTCGATTTTATATCATAGTTAAATTCATTTGGTTTTGATTTAAAAGAATTTCCTATTAAATATGGAAATACTGGAATTCTATATTTTTTGAATGATGTGGAATCTTCTACTCTTTCTGGATTTATTGTGGCAAAATATGCATAAACTCCATTTGGAAAATCTGGTGTTTTGCAGAAACGCCCATTGTGTTCATCTAAATCCCCAGAATTAGTAAATTCATAATCTTCAACAAAAAATCCTTGAATAAATGAGGGTCTGTTTGGTTTACTAACCGGAGTATATCCAGATCTCATTGCACGAACAGTTCCACCAGTTTTAGAAGTAAATCCATAAGGACCATAAATTGGATTTCCGTCATATGCCCATCCAATTATTGGGGAGTGAAATTCTGATACAATTTCTTCTCCATTCACTGTTTTTTGTAGATCAAATACGCCGTATTTTATTTGATTATCTTCTCCCTTCCCATAAACTGACTCTCTTAATTTTCTAGGAGCGTATAAGTGAGAGTATTGTATACCAAAATCTTCGTTTAATGAAGTAGATAAAATACCATCATCATCTGAAATAATGCTTAAGTATTTTTGGAATAAATTAACTGTCCACCTTTGGATGTCGGCATTAAATGTTGCTCCACTTCCACTTGATATACTTGTTACTTTTGTTTTATCATCGTATCCAGTGCCAGGACTATCAATTCTAATTGACTTTATTTTTCCATCATTTATTATTGGAGTTAATCTAGCATATTTTCCTTTTCCAGATACAATTAACTCAGGAGGAGAATTATAATCCTTTCCTTCATTAGTGACTAAAACCTCAATTATCCTTCCATTACTAATAATCGGCAAAAATTCTGCTGAAGATCCACTTTGTAAAGTGAAACTTGGTTGTCTATTATAATTTAAAATGTCAGTAACTCCGTATCCAACTCCAGAATCTGTTACTTGAACTGATTCGATAGACCCTCTAAAAATTGGTTCGATTTTTGCAGAAAAATCTTGTCCAGAGAAAGTTGATACTCCAATTTCACCGACTACTGAAACTGAAATTGGTTCATAATTAAATGAATGATTTCCAGATCCAATAGACTCCAAATCAATATATTGTTTATTTTCATAGTAGAAAAATTTTGTTGTAGATCCTACACCAACGCTTGATAGTTTAAAATTATTTTCGTCTACTTTTGTGACGACATATTGTGTTAATGAATTTAATCCAGTTACTGAAGTTTGATCGTATGAATATAGAATAATCTCTCCAGAATTATATTGATGATTCTCTATATTAATCTGATTTGCAGAGGTATTGATTCCAGAGACACTTGATGTTCTTTTTTTATTTTCATAATTGAATCCAGAATCAATAACAGTAATATTTGAGATAATTTGCTTTTTATTAAATGCCTGTATTCTATGTGTGCCTACACCATATTCAGTTAAAGAAACAGTATTAATACCAGAAATTGCATCAGACTGTTTTTTATAAAGTTTAATCGTAGAGGCATCAACTGTTCTTACAAAATAAAATGCATCAGTTACTATACCAGTAACAGCGGTTTGTCCATCTGTTTTATAAATTACTTTTTCCGCATTTCTAAATTTATGATGTGTAGAAAAACCAATTGTGTTATTGGTTAGGTTGACAAAATTAGATTCTACTGTTGAATTAAAAGATACTGAGTGATTTATGAAAATAGTGCTAACATCTGCTCTTGCTCCATACCCATTTCCGCCTGTAATGGTTATTATTGGTTTTGTAACATAATCAAATCCAGAATCAATAATACTTATTTTTTTAAGAGATCCTTTTACTGCACAAACACCCGTTGCACCTGTTCCAACTTTATCTTTTATTGATAAAATAGGTGGATTAATTATATCGTAATTTTGACCCTTTGCAGAAACAACAATATTTTTCAATCCTCCATAATAAATTGTGTCTTCGGATTTATAGTTTAAAATTTCTACGCCATTAATTAGTATCCCAGTTTTTCCCGAATTAGTTGGATAATGCCCACTTTCATTATTTGGAGTTTTAATTTCTCTTAGTAAATTTTGATGTTGAATTGTTTTATTATAAAAAATTGCATCTTCTAAGGTATTTGATGTTACTATTCCAGAAACAGATATAAATTTATTATTGTATAAATTAGATTGACTGGTCGCTAATTTGAATTGATTAGGATTATTCAGGCGTTTTATATAATGAACACCCTCTTGCATTTCACTAAATTTACTAGTAACACTGACTATGCTTTCATCTACTTGACTTGAGATTACGAATGGTTTGTAATATACTGCATCACCAGTATAATACCCATGATCATTCACTCCAGAAACTGTAAAAATTTCTCCACTGTATGAACCATTAAGTATTATTTTTCTATCATAAAAATTTAATAATTGATTATTATAAAAGGGAATAGATGAAGATGCGACTAAAACATCTTGATTAAATTTTACATATGTATTTTGAACATTTGCTGTATATTTTGTGAGATCTGAATATCTTGTCAATAAAGAACTTACTTGTGGTTTTAAAATTTTTCTTTGTACTTTAAATCCTATTTGATTCGAATCAAGATATCCTTGACCACTTATTGAAAATACAAAATCATCATTTATGCTTATGACTGAGCAATCTTTAAAAACTGAAGTAGAATCAATAATTGATAATTTATCTCCAAGTTTAAAGTTATTTTTGGTGTTTGTGGTTACTCTATAAGTAAAATTAGACGTATCAATTAAAAGTAAAGATTTTACATCATACTTAACCGCAACATTGTAAATCCAACTATCTACTCTAGGACTTGATGTTGTAATTCCTAATGATTTAATAGTTGCTGTATCATTTTTATTGTAATAATATGTTGGACTTTCTACTTTTAAATTTGAAAGAACTGATCCAATCCTAACATCAATTCTGGATGTAGTCCCAAATCCAACGTATCCGTATGCATAAATGTTCAGTCTAATGTCTTCAGTTGAATTGATATTAGAAGTTACATTTGATACTCCAAAGAATTGATTTATTGATTTTGAGGTATAAGAAACTATACCAGAAGTTGCGGAAGAGTATTTTACAACTAATTCACCAGACTCTGGAAATCCCACAGTTGAATCAACATCAATAACTGAAGATCCAGCAGAAACTGTTGTTATAACTTTTGTTTTGGGATGAACAGGAAAGTCTCCAAAGACACTTCCATCAAAAGTTACGTCTTTAGCATAATCAAAATCAATACTAAGTTTATAATATTCTTTTTGATCATAAAAAAGTTTTTCTACATCAGTAACAGAGGCATATGAATTTTGAATATTATACTTAGAATAAGTATCTTGAAATAGTGTTTTATTTAATAAATTTAAAGGATTGCCTGATATTGATTCTACTACAATATCTTTTGTAACTCTATATTGTGCATCAGATGGTTTAAAAAGATGATCTCTTGGTTTTAAAACATCTACCTTTTCTCCATATAGAGCGCCAAAAAGAATTTTAAAAGATTCGTCTGTTCCTTTTGTTTGATAAAAATCTTTTGCTCTTGATACAAAAAGTCTTTCATTTATATCTGTATCTAATTTTCTATTTTCAAATCCAGGAGTAAATTGATATTTAATTTTTTTGAGAAATTCTTTTAATAGTAAATTACTTAAATTTATAATCTCTGTATCTTTTTCATGTTCTGCAACTTGTGAGGTTGAGAAGGTAAGATTATCGGATACATTTAATTTTGTATATGAGGTTACTCCACTAAATCCTCTTTTACATCCAGTAAAACTATTATTTGTCTTGCCTGTATATAAAATAATTTCATCGTCAATTTTAATCAAACCATATTTTTCAGGAAATCCATAAGTTCCTAAAATATTTTTTGTGGAATCAAATTTAACATTAATTGTAGTATCGAATAATGATATCGAAGATGATGAAATAGTTGAATCAGTTATATTTGTTAAAGATTCTAACTTTAAATATTGATCAATATTTTGTATTAAATCAACAGAAGATCCAAGATATTCTTGAGAAATATAATATTGCTTTAAAAATTCCACTATTAAAGGAAAATCTTCTCTTACAAAAGAAGGAAGTTGATGTTCAATTACATCTTGAATCTGCACTCTCTTGAGATCTGTTGATATCATTTTATCTTACTAAAAGTCCGTTTGAATAACTAGATGAAACTGGGTAACTCGTTCCAGAGATGTCATATCCTGATGAAATTTGATCTGGTTTTGAATCAATGACTGTCTTAGTCATATCTAGTTGTAAATACAGATCCTGAAGTCCAATCACATCATTAGAATATGGTGGAACAGAAATTTCAATTATTGGAAATCCTCTATTGATATTTGTGGTGATTATATTAATCGGAGATAAATTAATCTCTCCTTTAATATAATTTACAGTACCCACAGATTTTCTAATAATTTCTGGTTGTGTAGGTGAGTTTAATCTGAATAAGAAAATAGATCCTGTTTTTTTGTCTTGATTGGGTATGTCAGAAAGATATACTGTGCCAAGAATTCCACTTACATTAAATCCAGAGGATTTAATGTTGAAACTATTTTCAGTGATTCCACTCTCATTTAAACTTGAATATTCAATATTTAAAACTTTTTCATTTTTGATGTGGAATCTATTTCCAAAACAAATTTCATACTCTGCAAAACTATTTAACACAGGTCTTAAATCTCTTCTCATAACAACAGTGGTAATGTTTGAAGTTATTGCATCGCTGCTATCATCTATAATTTTTAAAAATTTACTATATTTAAATCTTGCTCCAAATTTATTTAATTCTGTAGAATTTGCATATCTCTCGATTATACTAGAAACAGTTGATGTGATTGAATTTGCAGACTGAGCAAGATTTGTATTATAATAGGTATTAATTGTCGGTTCCAAATAGAGATATTTTAAATCTATAATTTCGGGGACAATTCCCGCAACAGAATACTTTTTAATTTCACTTTTAATATTATCTTTAATTAGATTTGATAGATAAGCACCATTTGCTGGTTTAATACTGATATAAACTTTACCAAATTCAGGTGGAGTTAATTCTTCTCCACCAAAAACAGATATAGATTCAGTTTCTGGATAGATTGTAGGAACAATCGATTCATAATCTTTTGCAGTTACTGCTCTGTTTTGGGATGCATATATTCTAGATGCATATTTTTTAATAGACTCTACACCCTCAATATTTGCTCCAGAGAAGGAACTTTGATTTGTTGTAATTAAAGATATTCCAGATGCTATAGCAGCAGTACTTCTTGATGAAGTAATTCTTCCACTAAAATTAAATGCGGAAATATTATTTGCTAATTCCCCATTTGATACTAGATAAGAAACTTGAATAAAATTTGGTGCCTGTAATTTTATACCAAATACTCCATCTCCAAAAATTAATTCATATCTTTCATCTTCAATCTCCTGCACAAAAAACACTGGAGATTCTGGTTTTATTGCAAACAAACTGTCTGCCTGACGGTATTTTCTACTAACATCCGATGTTTCGGTTGGTTTTACAATGACACGAATAGAAGAAGTATCTATTTTAGAATTAGGAAGAATGAATCTTTGATTTGGATTAAAAGAATCCACAGTAAAAGTTGTAGTGATGTAAGTTCCTTCATAAACATCAATACCATCGAAAGATGCAATGTTATTGGTAACAGGAACTGTTACATCGTCTAAAAGAGAAAAAGTATAACTCTGATCCCCAAAAGAATTCGTGGAACAAACAACTCCTTTATTAAGAGTTAATACCTCTGGTTTAATCGAGTAGGCTGTATTTGAAGATACGTCTACGAAAAGAGATATATTTGCTCTTGAAGATTTAATCGATTTTGGTACATAACCAATATTTCTTGCAAGAGAAACAACGTTCTCTCTAAGAGTTGCACTATCAATAAAGACCTCATTCGATATCATATTGGCATTGTATGAAGTGATATATGTATTATACGCGAGTACATCAATAATTGTAGATAAATTAGATCCCTCAAAATCATAGTCAGTAAAATTTGAGTTAGATCTAAGATAATCCGTTATGGATGTCTTAATTTGATCGAAGTCTAGATTAGCAAAATTAACTAATGGCATTATCGTGTTGGTTGTAATGCGAATGATAACTGTTGTGGTTGTGCTTCAATTCCGACAATAATATATACAATCTTAATATTGATTTCGCCGTTATCGTAATCTGGAGTTGCATCAACTGATATTAATTCAACTCTTGGTTCATAGTTATTGATTGTATTCTCAATTTCATCTCTTACAGATGAAGCAGTAATATCATTAAGAGGTTCAAATAGTAAAGCATTTACTCTCGAACCGAGATTATTATCAAAAAATCGCTCACCTCTATTCGTAAGAACAAGATTACGTAAAGAACGAGCGATTGCATTTTCATTTGTAAGCGCAATTAGATCATAGGTTAAAGGATTAACCTGAAATGACATACTAATGTCTTTAAATGACTTACTAACGCGCTCTACGGGCATTGAATATTATAATTCTACCTTATTTATTAAGGATTTTTGAATTCATAAAGAGGTTCAGTCCCATATTCCCAGTCATCATAGTCCTCATCATTGCGAATTTTTTCATGAATTTCATTTTGATGATAAAAATCGTGTTTTTTGGGCGTCAAATCATCATTTGCGATCTCACGAAGCATTTTTGGCTTCTGAATTTTAGTCTCCCAACCATATTCACCTGACAAATACTGAGTTCCCCACTCATTTTTCATAAAATTTTCATCTTTATCGACTTGTTTGGTCATTTTGTGCTCCTGATTCGTTAAAATCAGAACTTTTTACGGGGTTGCTATCCCGTTCTTGTGCTGTTTTCCAAAAATATTC